TTATTCTGATTCAGAATTAAAGTATCAAAGCCCATCAGACGCTAAAAGAATGTTCGGAAATGATGCGCTTAAGACACTAGGGTACTGGCACAAGGGCGGCGGTGGGCACGCTTTAGACGCGATTAGGCACGGTTTATTATATTTAGCCAAGAATGGATGGACGCCTCTAAAGCTCCTCGAAAGGTACTAAGAAAAATATTTGTGCGCTTGCGCGCATTTTGACTTAGTACATGATACAGTGACATATAACGAAACGACAAGAGGTAAACGTGCCAGTATCCGTAGACTTAACTACAGACGGTAAATACATTAGAATCGACACGGAGTGGCGATTCAAAGAGCTATGTAAGACAATTCCAGGTGCAACGTGGAATGCTTCAGAAAAAGCATGGAAGGCTCCACTAGGCTGGGCAACATGTTTAGCCTTGCGTTCTGTATTCAAGAACGATCTTGAGATTGGTCCGCGGCTTGGAGCGTGGGCAGCTAATGAGCTTGCCACCCGAGTTACTCCTGCAAACGATCTTCGCGATCTAGAAGACTACGAAGGTGACGAAAAGCTGTTTCCTCATCAACGTGCCGGTGTTGCATTTCTTTCTACCGCACGTCGCGCTCTCCTCGCCGATGAACCAGGACTCGGTAAGACCGCACAGACGATTCGTGCGCTAAGGTACATCCATGAGACTGAGGACAGCGTATTTCCTACGCTTATCACCTGCCCCAACACGCTGAAGAAAAACTGGCAGCGTGAATTTACAATGTGGTGGCCAGAAGCAAACGTTCAGGTAATTAGTGGATCAGCAGTTCAGCGCCGTAAGCAGTTTGACGCTGGCGCAGATGTCTACGTCATTAACTGGGAATCCCTACGTTCACATTCGCGCCTTGCGCCGTACGGATCAGTCGCGCTTACACGATGTGTCGCGTGTGGTGGCCATGATGAAAAGATCAGCGAAAATCGCTGCGAAGTTCATGTCCGTGAGCTAAATGAAATAGACTTTAAGGCAGTAGTCGCAGACGAAATTCACCGCTCAAAGGAACCTAAATCAAAACAGACTCGTGCTCTTTGGGCAGCAACTGGTGACGCAGACATTCGTTTTGCTCTTACAGGCACACCCATTGCGAACAACGTGCTCGATCTTTGGTCGATTCTTCACTGGCTGTCGCCGACTGAATGGCCAAGCAAGACACGCTGGATTGATCGCATGGTCGACACTATGATGAATGCCTTTGGCGGCATGATTGTTCTTGGTGTTAAGCCTCACATGCAAGAAGAGTTTTACGCAACTATCAATCCACGTATGCGTCGCATGCTCAAGGCTCGCGTGCTGCCTTGGTTGCCGCCAGTCATGAAAGAGCGCCGTGACGTAGAAATGTCGACAAAGCAGCGCAAGGCGTATGAACAAATGCGCGATCTAATGATCGCAGAAATTGAAGGTGGCGGAGCTGTTACAGCGCCAAGCGCACTGACGCAGACGACGCGCTTGTTGCAGTTTGCTAACTCGTTTGCTGAGTCGCACTTGGTTGACGAATTCACTGGCGAAACCAAGGTGATATTGGCTGCGCCATCGTGCAAGGTCGACGCACTTATGGACGACATCAAGAGTGGTGACTTTGGTGATGACTCAGTAGCTGTCTGCGCAGTATCTCGTCAGCTTATTGAGTTACTCAGCACAGAAATGACAAAGGCCAGCATTCCCCACGGACTAATCACTGGTGCGCAAAACGAAGACGAACGCCAGCAAGCTGTTGATGATTTTCAGTCAGGCAAGATCAAATGGATCTTGTTCACAGCTCAAGCGGGTGGTGTTGGTATTACATTGACCGCCGCCCGTCGCATGGTGATGCTTCAGCGCCCGTGGTCACTTGTTGACTACAAGCAAGCACTAGATCGTGTACACCGTATCGGTAGCGAGATCCATGACTCGATCACAATCATTGACTACGTCACTGATGGCACCATCGAAGAACGCGTAATTGACGTTCTCGACTCAAAGGCTGAAAGCTTCGAGCAAATCGTAAAAGACAAAGAAAAATTGCTTGCAATTATCAAAGGAAAGTAAATAAATGACAGATATCGCAGGAGTCCCTGTTGAGGTGAAAGCCCCTATCAGGATCTCAAACTCAGAAATTCAGACATTCAAAGATTGTCGGCGTAAATGGTGGCTAACGTACTACCGTAGACTACAGCCTATGGTACAAAATCACACTGGTGCGTTGGCGCTCGGTTCACGAGTTCACGAAGCATTTGATATGCACTACTCGACAGGAATTAATCTTCTTGAAGCATACGGCACGCTCGTCGAAAAAGACCGTCAGGCAATGATCATGAGTTTCCGCGACACAGTTGATCTTGATAGTGAAGCCGAGCTTGGGCGCATCATGCTTGAAGGATACCAAGACTGGGTAAACGAGAATGGCATTGACGCTGATCTTGAAATGATCTCGACTGAAGAAATCATTTCAATGCCTATGTTCGACGGCGCAGTCGAACTTCAAGGTAAGCTCGACATGCGTGTTCGCCGCAAAGCAGACGGTGTTCGCATGTTTCGTGACTTCAAGACAGTCGGTGGTTCGTTTACAGAGTTTGCTTCACTTGCGCACATGAACGAACAGATTCTTACGTACATGGTTCTTGAGGCACACCAAAACAAAGAAGGCGAACGCTGTGAGGGCGGCATCTTTACTTTGCTCAAAAAAGTAAAGCGTACCGCTAACGCTAAGCCTCCGTTTTACGAACAAATTGAAGTTCGCCACAATACTTTTGCACTACGTTCGTTTTGGAACAGATTGCACGGTACAGTTCGTGACATGCTCAACGTGAGAAAAGCTCTAGACGAAGGTCAAGATCACTTCTCGGTGGCATACCCGCGTCCCAGCAGGGACTGCAAGTGGAAATGCCAATTCTTCGCTATATGCCCACTGTTCGACGACGGCAGCGCCGCCGAACACGCAATTAGTGAGCTGTTTAAGGTCGATGACCCATACAGTTACTACAACAACAACACAGAGATGAAAGGAAGTGACTAACAATGTCAGCAGTACAGCGTTCACTAACTATCATGGTCTATGGCGAGTCAAAGGTTGGTAAATCGACCTTCGCCGTCACAGCACCATATCCACGCCTTATGCTTGACGTTGAGGGCGGACATAGATTCCTCCCTATCAACGTTAAGTATTGGGATCCACTCCGCGAGGAACCGCCAGCAGCTGACGGCACTTGGGATACATGCGTAGTCAACGTTACTGACTACGACACTGTTCTCAAGGCGTATCAGTGGCTGCAGATCGGCAAACACCACTTTAAGTCATTGATCATTGACTCAGTATCTGAGCTTCAAGTAAAATGCGTTGACAACATTGCAGGTAAGAACCAGATGCAAATGCAACAATGGGGCGAGCTTCTTCGCCACATGGGAGCACTGCTTCGCGATCTTCGCGACTTGACAATGCACGCAACAAATCCTCTTGAGGCTGTAGTTCTTACAGCAATGGCACGTCAAAGCCCGGATGGTCGCTACCGTCCGTACCTTCAGGGACAGCTTGCAATTCAAGCGCCGTATTTCTATGACATTCTCGGCGCAATTAGCGTTGAAGAATTTCCAAACCCAGACCCAACACAGCCGCCTTACAAGGCACGTCGTATGTACGTTGAGCGTACACCGATGTACGAAGCAGGCGAGCGTGTGCAGGGTCGCCTGGGCAAGATCGTTGAGCAACAACACCTCGGTATCGAGGCGATGCTTGACCAAGTTTTCGGACCACGTCCGGAAAATAAAACCACAACCAAGACAGAAGGAAAGTAAGCCATGAGCACACTAAACTGGGGAGACCTAGTCAAAGAAGCCGGTGATGTAGCGAGTTATGACCCGCTCCCAGACGGTGACTACGAGCTGCAAATTATTGAAGCAGTAGCAAAGACCACGCAGAACGGTAAGACAATGTTCGCCGTAAAAGCGCAAGTTACAGTCGGTGCGCACGCAAAGCGCCTCGTATGGGACAACCTCGTTGTGTCAACTGATAACCCAACAGCACTTGGAATCTTTTTCCGCAAGATGAATTCTCTTGGTCTTGGCCAGGAATACTTTGCAACAAATCCATCCAACGCACAAATTGAGCAGACACTTCGCGGTCGTAATTTCCGCGCACAGGTTGGCTCACGCGTATGGCAGGGTCAAAAGAAGAATGAGATCAAGGCGTACTACTCGGCTGGCGCATCTGCTGCCACAGCAGCACCTGCTCCAGTGGCAGCACCCGCTCCGGCGCCTGCACCCGCTCCTGCACCTGCACCTGCTCCAGTGGCAGCACCTGCACCTGCAGCAACAGACACGCCACCTGCAGCGCCGTTCTAATCGGCGAATTACCACACTGACGCTTCAGCGGAGGGCCTCTGTTTAGGAAACTAAACACGCCCTCCGCGTTGCTCCTGTGGTATCATTCATAACACGCACGACGCATAGGAGATTGACGCGAATGAAAGTCGCTATTTTAGAGCCGGAGCCGGGAGTAAAGGGCCCAACAGCATGGGCGTTTCGGCTTAAGCATGGATTTATCGGACTAGGTCATGAATGTGACGTAGTTTCGTATACAAAAAGTGGAAAATCACGTAAGGCTTGGGGAACACCACAGCCTGGCGCTCGCTGGTGGAGCGAGGCCCCCAACGTAGTTGTAAAAACTGAAAACATTGTAGAAGTACTCGATTCATATGACATGATCGTTCTTCCAGAAATTAAGATTCCGCAGCACGACAAGATTGCATTAAAAGCCGGAGAAGGTGTTCTCCCAGAGTATGTTGACGCGCTGCGCAGAACAAAGACGCCTTGGACTACAGCTCTTCATGGTTCTTTTTACCCAGGTAAAGATATTCCATTTGTTCCGCAACTGCTCGAGTCGCCGTCACGAGGAACGACCTTAGTGACAATGAGTGAAGACTCGGCAAACGATAGCAACGATCTTTTCAAGTCAATGAACTGGCTAAAAGGTCCAATGCCATTTATTCCACGATTCGGCATTGATGATCCGATCACTGACAACTGGACTGTCGGAACTTCTGGTCGATTTATTTATAACAAAGGCCAACCGCTTATCGCGCTCGCCGGCACTAGACTGCCAGAGCACGTCACAGTCGAAGTGTGGGGCTCATGCTCTGTTGGCCTAGGACCATCGCCTACATTTATTGTTTATGAGATTCTAAAAGATCACTTTGGCGCTCAAGTTGCACGTCACGCCACAAACATCAATCTTTCTAAAGGTACTGATGGAAACATCATTACGCCGTACCCGTGGGACGCACGAGTTGAGGGACACGCGCTAATTAGATACTTAGGCAACTACGTTGACTCAGCAGCTATCGCACAACGGTTTCGTGTTCATATGAACCTAACCGCCTACAACTTTGCGCGAGGGCTTGTTGAGTATTCAACGCTAGAAGCTGCTGATGCCGGGGCGCTTTGTATTGTCCCTGAGCATTTATCAGATCCACAATTCAGAATGCATGTTCTTGATTGGTACAAAGGCTGCCCAACGCAGGGACGTCTAGTGCAACCAGAAGGCCTTGAGCTGATGCAAAGAGTCGCTGACGCGTTTACAACGTGCCTTGAAGTATCAGACAAAGACCGTATGGAAATAGCTCAACACAACAGAGCGGTGCTGCGTACAAGAAATGATCCACGAAAGACCGCACAGGTAATGATTGAAAGTGCGTTCTCGTGAAAGGTCTTTCAGGCGCAGTCATCACTAATAAGCGCGATGGCACAGTTACGAAAACAGGCGGCCTTGTTGATCGAACGATCGAGCAAGGCGAGTGGATACTTCGCCATGGCGGCGACGCATTCCCTAAAAATGTAAAAATTTTAGAAGACGGCTACAGCATGGAGAGACTTGACTTCATCGAGTACTTTGACGTTGGTAGTGATTTTTCGATCGACACGCTTCGCCAAAGCGTGTGGTCTCAGCCCGCAGTAGTACCGCCGACTCGTGAGACTGTGCGTCTTCTTCAAGAAAAAATGATGCATACGTTTGATAAGCATCTCGCAGGCACACTTGGACAAAGCGAAAAGGTTGCAATTTTAGAAGACGCAACACACGCAGGGAACGGCGCGTATAGGCTTAGGCACTGTCTAACACACGGTGATCCAACTGCAGAAAATATTATGGTTCGCCCAGGGTACGGAAAAGTATTCATTGACCCAATTCGTGCCACTGAGGTTGTCCCTGACTCGCCAGCAGTTGATGTCGGAAAGGTGCTTCAAAGCGCGTATGGCTGGGAAGATGCTAAATACGGAACTGGCATTATGGCGTACAAGCCAAGTGACATTAAGCAAGCGCTAAACGACGATGAACTGTTTGCTGTAGGAGAGTCATGGGCTGTTGTGCATGTAATGCGTGCAATTCCTTACATAGGCAGAATCATGCCTGACTCGATGGACAAAGTTGTCACCGTACTGAACAAAGCGATTGCGAGAGAACTCTGATGAGCATATGGTGTTCTGATATTGATGGTGTTCTTATTGACTCAAAGGCGCTTGTCCGCGAGTCATATAAAGCTGTAGGAATTGACATGCCAATCGAAGCCTGGGGCCATCCGTGGCAGACGTGGCTTCCAGCGGTGGTCGGTTCACTTGAATTAGCTAAACAAATACACAACCAAAAGACAGATGCGTACATTGATGTTCTTTCGTCTGGCGTAGTGAGTGAAATCGTTCTTCCGTTTGCTCAAATTGCACGAGCGTTGGAAAGAGATCCAGTGACTAGTGTTTACTACGTAACAGGTGCGACCAAGCGTGCTGCCATAACAATTTTACGAGAGCTCGGACTTGATTCGCGTAACTTGATTGCATCAAGTGCGACTACAGCCGATCGTGAGCAATTACTAAAGAATCTTGCACCGTCAGGCGTTTACATTGACGATCGAATTGAAGGCCAGGCACCTGCACATGCTGCTGGTTGGAGTTTTATTTGGGCAAAACAGGATTGGTCATGGAATCAATAATTCTTGCTGCTGGCAGAGGCCAGCGAATGGAAGGGTTTGCTAAACCGTTCTTTAAGCCGTTGCTTGAAGTAAATGGTCTTCCACTCATTACTTATGCTGCTGAATATGCTTCCGCCGCTGGAGCTACCAGGGCTACTGTTGTTGCTTCTGAAAGTAATGCAGACGATATTAAGAAATCGCTAAAAATGTA